TCAATCGGTTAGTGAAAGCTGGAAACTACTTAGACGAATGTCTTTTATCTATAGCTGGAGAGAATCTTCCAGCAAAGCAATTGTGGCACAAAGCCAAGGAGGCCAAGCCGTGAGTGACGAACACTATTGCCCTCGGTGCAACGCTCCATTTTTGTGTTTTAATGGAGTCAATACCCGCCATTTCAAGTGCGGATCAAGCACTCAAATTCCTTCCGTAGCGTGCGGGTATGCATCGCAGCTTCAAAAACGCATCAAGCGGTTGGAGGTAGTAGAACGACTTTCAACGGCGCAAATGGATTATATACAGCAACTCGAAACCGAGAACGACGCAATGCGAGCGGATCTGCTGCTGTGGCGGGAGGCAAAACCGTGAGCTTGCTTGAAAAATTAGGCCTCACAAAGCAATCAATGGAGAAGATGCTTGGTGTCGTCGCTCCATTAAAAAAGACTAAAATCAAACGCTATCGGAGATACGAAACTGTTCCAGCGGATATCCGTAAAGCTATTCTCACAGAGAACCCAAGCTACACTTGCCGAGAGTTAGCTAAGAAATACGGTGTCTCAGCTTCAACGATATACGACATCAGAGAAAGTAAATCCAAAATTGAATGACGATAAGAAATGAGTCATACATACCAAAGCGCGGATACATACCAGAAGCAGTAGTGCTAGAAGTATTGGAAGATATTAAGAACAACAAAACATACAGACAAATCAAAGAAGACTACGCAGTCAGCATAGGTTGGATACACAAAATAAGACACAATAAGACCAGAAAATGAACATACTCAACGAAATTAAAAGCGGAATCTCCAGATTGCTTGGAGCCCACAAGATAGCGGAGACCAAAGAGGCTCCGAGAACTCTTAAGCCCAAACGCAGCCAGAAGCGTGGAAGGGGACGACCAAAGGGACTCAAGATACCGCAGCAGATTGTCGATGCGGTGCGACAAGCAGATAAGAGCATCACCAACAAACAGTTAGCTGCTAAGTATCGTGTTTCTTACTTTTGGGTTTGGAGTGTTCGTAGCAATAAGTTGCGCTTGAATTAACCTAATCAACGCGAGTGTGTCTTGATTTTGCTCTTCTTTTATGATTATTGCCCATTGTGAACATCACTCAGCACCACCGTCGAGTCATGGCGATTGGTTGCAGTCATGGGAGCCGAGCCAATCCAGATGCACTCGCTGCGGTGCTATTGTTCCGCGAGAAATTCAAACCAGACGAGATAATCCATTTAGGGGACGCATTCGATCTTGCCTCATTGCGATCTGGCTCACTCCAAAACCCCAACGACTCGGATCAAGCGGACGATTATCTTGATGATATCCAAGAGGGAGTAAAGTTTCTCAATGAGTTGCGCCCAACGGTGTTCACATTGGGAAATCACGACGAGCGAGCCAAAAAGTATCTCCATCATCATAACGCTGTTGTCAGAGGATTTGCGGAGGCTGTATGGGAACGAATGGTTGAGCCTATTAACAAACACTGCCATACGTTTATTGAGACCCATGACTGTCTTGAAAGATCATTCTATAAGTTGGGCGGTTTTAGTTGGGGACATGGAGTGCTCTATGGGGAAAACTTTATTCGTGATTCAGCCGAGACATTTGGTAACTGTGTTGTGGCTCATGCTCATCGAGCCGGTCAAGCGACTGGTCGCAACCAGTCAAATCCAATTGGCTTTTGTGTCGGAACTTTGGCGGATATTCCGTCAATGGATTACGCAGGAAAACGACGATCAACGTTAGCTTGGTCTCACGGGATCGTATTTGGAGAATACACAGACAACTCAGCGCAACTATACCTGCACCAATGGCCTCAGAACGAACAGAATTGGCATCTGCCGAGCTTTTAAAGCGGTTGAGGGCAGCAATCCAACATCAAGCAGAGAGCGTCCCAGAGGGATGGTTGACCGCTAACGAATGGTCCGATCTTTGGAAGCTGTCCCCTAACGCTGCTGGACTCGTACTCAACAAGTCAGTGAAACTTGGATTGATGGAAACCAAGAAGTTTCGCATTGATACTAAAACTCGCGGCAACTACCCAACACCACACTACAAGCCAGTAAATGAAATACGTGTCAAAGACCAAGCCAACCGTTGAGGTTGAGTTTGTTGCCGAAGCTCAACTAAGGATCGGTGAGACCAAGAGGCTCTGCGTGATCTACCAACGAGGGGACATTTTCTACGTCAGACCGAAGGCTGAGTTTTTCGATAAGTTTGTGCTGGACGAACCGCAGATCCAGACTTAGAAGTAAGCAGTCAGCGCAAGCCGTAGGAAGCGAGCGTTGGCAACCATACCTGAAGCCATGTTAAACCAATTTTTCCCCATCCTTTTCGTGTACGTCCCGTCGCTTCAGCGGGAGTTCCTACCACGAACTGGATGGGGTTTTTATTTGTTACATGAACGAAGACAAGAAAACCCGTAAGGCTCCAGCGTTTCAGTTCTACGCTGATGACTTCTTAGCAGGAACCATCACAATGACCAACGAGGAGAAGGGAGCGTACATTACGTTGCTTTGCATCCAATGGTCGCGTGAATCGTTAACCGAAAGTGATTTCACTCGGGTTTGCATTGGTATGCCACCGCATTCCCAACGCATATGCCAGAGCAAGTTCCAGATTGATGCTGAAGGCAACTTCCGTAATCCAAGAATGGAGACTGAAAGGGAGAAGCAGGATCAATATCGGCAAAAGCAGACAGATAACGCTAAAAAGAGATGGGTTGGCAATGCCACCGCATATCCCACCGCATTGCCAGTGGATATGCCAAACGTATGCTCTCCGTCTCCTTCTCCTTCTCCTAATAAGAAAGATACAGCGGCTTCTAAGTCGCCGTGGGATGTTTCCTTCGGAGTTGAGCTACCGGAGAGCTTGCGAACCGATAGCTGTCTCAAAGCCGTTAAGCTCTGGCTTCAGTACAAAGCCGAGAAGCGTGAAGGCTACAAGAAGACCGGACTTACAGCAGCACTGACCAAGTGGTCCCGAGAGTTTACCGCTGCTGACTTCCCGACTGCCGTCGAGAACTCAATTGCTTCTGGGTGGAGAGGAATTTTCCCTAAGAAAGACTTGCAGCAAACTTTATCAATAGCCGGTCAACCGAAGACCGTTCTCTCAGAAAACATTGCTGACTACCTATGAGCGATCCCTTTTTTGCTGAAGACGATGAGTTTGGTCTGATTGGAGCGTGTATCGCTGGAGGCTCTGACATTTGCTTTGACGCATTCGCTGAAGTTCCAACAGCAGCAATTCAAAACGAACAACTGGCTTTAACTTACGAAACCATAAAAAGCCTCATCACTCAAAACAAGCGAGTGACATTGCCCGAGTTAATGAAGGAATGGAAGCGAACCATTACAAGTTCACCAGTACCGTTTGAAGATTGGAACCGTTGCGATGAACTTTGCCCATCACCTTCCGGTTACCCGATGTTCGCTAAGAGCGTTTTAGAAGCCCACCATCGTCGCCAGTTACGTTTCGCTGGAGATCGCCTGATTCGCGAATCCGCTGTGGTCACCCTATCCGTCGATCAAATCGTCTCTAATGCCGAACAGGGGCTTACCGTTGAGGCATCCAAAGACGATCTTCAATCCAGCAAGTCCGTTGTCAGCCGATTTATTGACTCGACGCAAGAGCGGTTCAATAGAAAGGGACAACTCAGCGGAATCAATACCGGCTTCTTTCGACTCAACCAGATGACCGACGGCTTACAGCTTGGAGAACTCGCTATTATAGCAGCACGACCGTCGATTGGTAAGACCGCTATGGCGATTGCCATTGCCAAAGCAGCAACGATAGAAGACCAAGTTCCAACCTTATTCATATCGCTAGAGATGTCAGATGAAGCTATTATTAGAAGAATGGTTTCAACTGTTGGATCTATTCCAATGCAAGATATTAAGACCGGCGAGATGGATCAGGGAGGTCTTAAAGCTATGAGTACCGCATCAGCTAAGATTGCAGCAAGTCCGCTACACTTTGCCTCTGGCTCCTCGGTGACCAACATATCGTCCATCACAGCAGTAATCCGCCGAGCGGTACGCAAGTGGGGAGTTAGGTTAGTCTTGATCGACTACATCCAGAAGATCCACGGGAGTAAGGGAGCCGAGAAGAAGACTTACGAGATAGGTGAGGTCAGCGGTAAACTCAAAGCAATCGCAGTGGATACCAAGACCGCCATCGTCGCTCTAGCGCAACTCAACCGAGAGAACGAGAAAGATAAGGGTCGCTCACCTCGTCTTTCAGACATAGGGGAGTCAGGCCAAGTGGAACGCGATGGGGATCTAGTGATGCTCCTAAACCGAGACCGCAATCAACCGCAGGGGGAAGCTATGGTCGCCATTGCCAAGCAGCGCGACGGAGAATGTGGAGCCGTAAAGCTCTGGTACGATGGACGCTTCTGTCGGTTCTCTGAGTGCGGTATGGATACCTAAGTTTAAAAAACCCAACGACAGGTTGACTGGCCTAAACATTTCTGCCAACCTATCACCGGACCTAAGTCCAACATAAACACCATGATAACCGGAAAGATTGACGTTACAAAAGTAAAGAAAGAGTTTTTGTTCAAAGGTAAGGCTGGAACGTATTTGGATATTGCTCTTATCACCAATAAGGCTGGCCGCGACCAGTATGGTAACGATGGTATGATAGTTCAGTCTGTCTCCAAGCAAGCCAGACAAGATGGACACAAAGGTCCTATCCTCGGTAACTATGTAGAGACAGAAAACCGTGAGCCTAAGCAAGCAACCAAGAAGGTGTCTGCTACCGATCCTCTTGGACCTGAAGATGACATTCCCTTTTGATATACAACAAACCATTTAACACCATGACAACTACCGCAGAGTTCTTTGAAGATACTAAGTCAGCAACTCCACGTTGTGACGCTGAGATCGAGAAGCTTAGAAAGCATTACCCGATACTAACGCTAACCGTTGTATTTGCATTGGCTCGTAAGCTTGAGATGGAGCTTATCCAATCCAATAACTCTATCGTTGATCTGCTCAACCAGATCGAAGCGATAGAAGAAAAGAACCAACAGTAATATGGGAGGCGTACAGAAATACCTTACTCGTCAAGTCCAAGACGGTGAGATCTCTAAGGATGATCTGCTTGAATCACAGAGGAAACTAAGCCTTTTAAATCAAGCACCATCACTTGTGCTTAATGCTATTGCTAAAGGCTGGATGAGTTATCCCGACAAGCTTGAGACTATTACTGAGGAGGAAGAGACCGCTAAGTGGATTGATACTTACGATTGCGAAAGAGCATATCACAACAGAGTTAAAGGCATGACATACCGTGAGATCGGTAAGCTGATGGGCTGCGGTATGAATCGAGTGAGTGCCATCCTTCATCACGGCGAGAACATTGTGTTGCAGCGTAAGATGAAATCATTAGGTCATACTATTGTAAGTATCCCCAGCAAAGCTACAGTACAAGAGCATATTACTAATGCTAAGAGCAAGACCAAACAGAAACAGTAATGCGCTACAGTATAACAAATTGTTTTATGCTACTAAG